TCAGAAGTTCAGTTTCAAGCTGATTACCATCTGCGTAATCCATTTCCTTATCTGCGGTATGACGCCAGTAGGGTTGCTCCTCTATTTCGTACATAATTTCAGTGAGCTCATCGAGCGTCAAAGCATCATCATCAAGATTAGCTTGCTCAATCTGTGTAGTTTCTTGATCAAACATATTTAAAATCCTTACTTACATTCGCCAATCTGTTGGTGGTGCTTCTCTATAGCTAGATTGCTGTTCATGAATATTTGTACTTGAATTATCACTGGTACGACTAGACGTATAGACGTAATCACCAAGCAACCCTGCTTCTTTCGCCTGTGAACATTGTCTTAGTGCATCTGCCCCTTCTGAACAACCATTTGATTTATCTGGTTGATCAATATACATATTGGCTTGGTGATTAAATTTTTTCTTATAACCTTCTATTCGCTCAATACCTAATTTGCAGCGTTCTTCATCAAACCAAGCATTCTTTAAAAGCCTGCGTGTTTGCTGAATACCTGTTGTCAACAATGTAATACGAGGAATGACCACGAATTCATGACCAGGTAATAATTCTTCAAGCATTTCTAAAACTGACTTGTTGTAATCTCCAAGTCGTCTATGTTCCGCATCATGTGGTAAAAAATGAGTGTGATAGAGATATGGTTTATCTTTAATAAGTTTGGCGTAATGACGTAAGTCTTTAAAATGATCTTCTTCATAATCAATAAAACGGTCTTGTTGATTCATCATTTGATGGAACCAAATCGCACAACCATCGTAGTTGCCAATATCCCAAAACGTACAAGTTGGAACATCCAACACTTCTATCTGAGCTATGCCACCGCGTTTACGCAGTTCAAGCATGTCATTGGCATAGTAATTCCCTTCCGTGGACACTTGGAAAGCTTCATCTGGGAATGACGGATACTCTTGCCACATTAAAGCTTGATCGCCAGATAAATCGTTATCACGTGTCGATACATACCAAGCACGTTGATCTGGATCAATCTTGATCTTTTTACCTAAATTTTTAGATACAACGATTTCAATATGATCAAAAATATTATGATCTTTTTTCGATATAACCACTTCTGAAGAATCAATACGGTATTTGGGTTCTTCCCACCAACCATAAAAATGCAACCTAAAGTCTTTTGGTGTGAGTTTTTTACGTGATGCAAAGTTCTTCTGTGCAATCTGAACCTTGTCAAAGAAGTCACCACCACGACCTTCAGCTGTAGATTCAATGACACAGATACCTGTTGTTGGAACTGCTGGTAATGAACCTGTACGAACTTCTTTAGCTTTACCAGGTGACTGAGCACAAATCTTGCCGTATTCAGAAATAAGTAAGCGGTGCATGGTACCGCCACGGAATGATGTTGCCACAGAGATTTTAGAGCCGTTGTGCGCGAACTCCATCTCTGTTCCGTTGTTAGTTTTTAAGGGAAAGCGCTCTAAAATTTCAGGCGGTAAGTTGTCGTACGCAAATTTAATCTTATCGCTAAAGATGTCACTTACAGTCTCAAGATTTTGTGCAATAACACCACAATGTTGATTGGCATTAAATAAAGCATGATCAAGCCATAAAATACAAATCAGCGTGGTAAAACCTAACTGACGTGCCTTCAAAATAATATTGCGGTACCACAACCGATTTAAAAATTTCTTCTGTGCATCATTAGGTTGGAATGGTAATTCAAATGTTGGAGCTTCTTCTACTTGCCCAAACTCATTTACAAAGTCATCACCTTTAATCTTGATCTTATATAAACAGCCACTAAAAATACGCCAAACAGGGTCTGCCAAGCAGCGTTCAAGCTCCTCGGCATTGGTCGGTAGTGGCTGTAAGTTAGTGTTATAAATCAATTTTTACCTCATTTTGCACAATATTGGTGCGTTTTTGAAGCGTGTACGTGAATGAAAATGTTTTGGTGTGGGTGATTAGTCGTTCCATTCACGTACATGCACTAATATTCAGGATCATCAGCAATTGGCTTAAATGCAGAACTATTTCCAGTGCTCACTCGTTCAAGTAATGCGGTCAGTGCATCAACAGGTTTATTGTTCTCATCATCAAGTCCAAATGCTTGGCGTTCTAAAGCAATCAATGTTTTGAGTGTGTCGCTTAAATCTTTCATCGACTTCACACGACCAGGCATTGAGATGATCTTCATATAAAGGTCATTTACTTTGTCATTGCCTTTATCATCAGGTGACCACATAAGCTCACCTAACATTTCCAGTAATTTGACATTCTCTTGACCGACCATCATTTCAAGCTCATCGAAAAGACTCATAGCAATCTTGCGTGAACGTTGAATATCTTTACGATGTGCTAAACGTACTGACGCTACTTCATTGGCATTTGCATCGATAGTGTCTTTTTCTGAAATGGTCGTTTTCGTGCGCACACTGCTGCGCACACTCTCCTTGCGCACAATGTCATCTGCTTTAGCTTTGATTTTTCCAGATAGATCACGAACCCATTCGTATTGCTTTGCTCTACGTCTAATGCCTGATTCTGCAATATCATGCTCACCTGCAATTTGACGTAGAGACTTAATACCTGCTCGATAATCGAGTTCGATCTTTTCCCAATCAATTACTTTTTTTTCAGCCATGATCACCAAACCTCATATTGGTTTAATGATCATGTATATATAAGGGGAGGTCTAACCTTAGAGGGGGTTACTTCAATATTTTTATTTCTTTCATTTCAACAATTTTAAATTCATTTTTATTATCTTGAGTGTTTATAAGAATAAGTTGATCTGAATGTTTATCTATCAGGTACCATTTTTTATTGTCATCTAATTCAACAACTGGTTTTTCTTTCCTAAATATTTCATCAACATGTTGTTTACCTGATAAATATGGAACTAAAAGAATTAATCCTATGCCGAATATTTTTCCAAATCTTTTACTTAAAAATAATATTCCAAAACCATTTAAACTTAATGCCATTATGAAATAAAAGTAGGTGAATTGACCCACTGATTTATGTTGATACCACAATAATAAAAGAATTCCAAAATATCCTGATGATAATTGAATATTCGCCCAAAAAAGCTCCTTAGCAGGTGTAAAATCAGGTTTAAATAAAACTTTATCTAAGTAAAGTATTGATATTACATAGAATAAATATATTTTTAAATCTGATAACATGTAATCTGTTGGTGAAAAAATTGAAATTAACCAACTGGCATCTACTTGAGGAGATGTATAAATACCCAACTTATGAATTAGCCCCACTATAATTATAAATGGCGTAACCACGGTTAGAACATCAACTATTGATAAAGCTTTTAATTTTTCAGTAATCATAATAAATGCCTTTATATTTTAATATATTATAACAACTCACCCTGCTTTCCACTATCCAATAAATCCCCTACTTGTTTCGACAATTTACGCACTTGACCTGAAACTTCACTTTGAAGTATTGCCATATGATGACCCATTTCAATATTTGCATATTGCATTGCTTCAGCAACCATTAAATTTCCAAGGTTACGTGCTTCACGTGGTGTTAATGTCAAAATCTGGTCATCACCAATTTCAATTTTAACGGTACCATCAGGTAAGACCATCTTGGACATAATACGAGATGGACGATGTTTAGGGGCTGGAATGAATACACCACGCTGTACACGGATAATCTGACCACTATCGACAAGATGGCTTAAACGATCATCAACGATAGATAATTTTAAGCCTGTCAATTGTGACAAAGTTTCTCTTGTAACGATTTGCTCTTGATTATGTAAATCCTCAATGGCCTCAAGGATTGTTTCAGCGTTAGACTTCATTGTCATACTCCCCTAAATCGTTCTTAAACTTCAACTACGTCAATATTGTGAATTAACTTCATCAATTTGCGTTTGATGATGTAATCCGCAGTTTTATGACCTTTGGCATCTTCACAAATGAACTGATCATCTTTGGTCCAATAAACAAAGTCTGCTATGTAATCTGTGCCACGTACTTTCACACCACAAATTTTCTGTGCTGGTATCAGGTTGTATCGAACCTGAATCTGTAAATCCTTAATCTCACCTGCACGCTGTAAGACCTTTAAATCATTTAAACGACGATATTCATGCTGTGAATCAGCAACTTTTTCCCCATCAACTACAACTTTATGATTCCCATACTTTGGCTGTTTAGGCTTGTTGTCACGCTGGTGAACAAGTCTTTTAATTTGAGATGGTGATAAATTCATAGGTCAATACCGTTTAATTTTAAAACTGTGCAACAAATAGCCAAGACTGATAGAAATAAATAAAAATACTTATCGTTTTTCATGCTCTACCTGCCTTTGGACTTTTATTAATACCCTTCATCTGAGCCATCAATTCAGGTGGACAGGTCGTGGTTTTTCTAACATCGTCCTTAGGTGCTTTTAATGCCCCAACTGGATCAGTAAATGACTGAACATCTCCCATCAATTTCGCATTTGAAACGATACGGACGTACATATCCTTGAATGCTTTTGACTGTGATTCAGCACGTGGATTTAATTCATCAAAACCTTTCTTAAACTCTTTCAGGGTTTTGAGTACATGCAAACTGATTGAGATCGTCTGGTTAGATTTTTCGTATGCCAATGCTTGCTGCCATGCTTCATTTTCAGTGAGCCAATGTGCGCCTTGTAAACACCAGATTTTAAAATCCTGTATGCATGGTGGCCATGGTTCATGACGCATACGGTTATACCCATTTTCCAACTGCTGTGCTGTCAATCCTGAAAAGTCCTCAATCATTGCCTGCTCAAGATCAGCTTCTTCAACTGCTGCCCAAAAATCTGTAAATTTCTTACCGTAACGAATACGCATTTTGTCAATTAAACGACGTGCTTCAGTAATGGTGAACTCACGCATGACCCACCTCCTCAATCAGAAAACTCTTTGGGGGTTCAGGTACCACATCAATGATTGATGGTTCCTGTTGTTGTTCTTCACGGACTTTTTGACCGTAACGCAACCAACGATTTACATTTTCCTGTTTAGCTTGGTATGCCGATGGTGTTTGGATAGGTTTATTTCGTCCTGATTGCTCAGTGACGTTATTTTTCGCCTTTCGGTTGATA